ACTGCCAATGGTTTCGACTAGAAGTATGGGGAGTTTGCCGAATTGCTGGCAGAATATCTCCATTATCCGTGTATACATCAAGATCAAATGCATACACTTTCCCGGTTTCCCAATCACCGACCAAATTTTCAGACGCAAAAACAACTTGATTGTTAGAACGATGACGGTGCAGTTGGCCTGTTGCAGGGTTTCTCCATGCACGCTCATGCCATTCTTCAGTTGTCGCATCAAACACCCATGTGGCGTCAGCAGTCGGGAAGGTCAAGACATAAAAATCGTGACCTTCTTGTTGATATGTATACGCGACGGCATCATCAATTCTTGATTCCTTGGCATACTTAGCAATGGCGAATTCTAGGCTATGATCGCTAATTCTCTGAGGCTGATATCCGACCGCACGTTGCACTGTACCGAATCCACGCTCGTCTGCCGTCAACCATATAACGGTGTTACTCATTTTGGCAGGGCTGAATTTAGCAGCGCAACCTTGTTCAATAAAGGCACCCTGGATTCTCTCAAATGGAAAATCAGCATTGCCACTATTGAAAAAGACTTCTGTGCTTGTTTCACCAAAAAGCCAGATTTCACGATGATCTACTAAGATGGACAACAACAAATCTGGGGAACCTTCAGCAGTCGCAAAATCCAGAGGGTCTATTGAAGTACTGTAAAGGTTCGTGATTTGAAACTGACCTGTCCCTGGTTTGTTAAATATGAAATACCCATCAATGAATTGAACGATGTTGGCACCCACAAAATCCGGGTCAGTGATTTGAATGAGAGTATTAGCAACAGGATCGAGAGTGTATCCATTTGGTCCCGTGACAATCATAATCAACGTGCCGTTTGTGGCCATGCTGACAGGAGTGTCCTGGCTGTCGATGGTCCCGATCAATGTCTGGACTTTCGTATCAGACACTTTATATACATTCGATCCCGCAACGAAGATGCTGATACTCTTGCTAAACTTAATCGATCCGCGAATTCTACCCCCAGCAAGAGTCGTCCACAACCTCAATCCAGGGCACCCATAAAGAGCAGCGATGTATTTCGCCGTGCCGCTCTTATCAATTTCCGGGTATAGATTAATTGTCCGCTGATCATTGAATCTCTTGGACCGTGCACGATGGCTTCCGCCGATGAAGGGAAACCTAGCCATTATTCGCCCGTTTGCCAAATGGAAGGACCATCACTGGTCAACACTCCATCGAACTTCACCGTACGGGGCTGTCGGTTCATCCGCTTGATGTCGGCCTTCGCACTATTGGCCGCAATATAGATATCCTTTGCCAACTGCCTCCCATATTCACGGGCGAGAGAAACCGCGATCGCGTACCTCAGCGCCATCAAGTATCCGGGTGGGAAGGCCAACATTGTTGCGATTGACGGAATTGATGTCAACTCTCGTTGCATCATCAAAGTCAATGTCGTCGATTGAGAAGGTACAGGCCACAAGCTGGCTTTTCCCAATGGGAATTCTGCAACGTACAGCAACATTTCTGTGATCGGCTGTTGCTGCGTCTTCAAAGCAATCAGGTTATACTTTGTCTGATCGATAACTTCAACAGGAAAATCGACACCATTGAACTTGCAATACGCATCTTCGATCCTGATGGGTCGAATGGTATCAAAATCACCACCCGGCCCGATAGTGTATGAAGTCTTGCCGCCGACCAGATTGAATGTTTGAGTCGGGAACCCCCAGATCATCAGGGTTTCAAGTGACCAATTCTCCAAGACATCATTCACAACCAACAAAGCATCGTTCGCTTCATCAGAAGTAGGAGTCTCACCAACCGCAATCAAGCCAGCGAGGGACATCGACCTTACAATCAGGTCGTACGCAGACATCGTAGCGGCCATTATGAGACTCCTTTAAAGGTTATTTAAGCCTTGTTCTCGGGATCATCGCCTGAAGCATCTGCGAGGCCACCCGGCACATCAGTACCACTACCAGCACTCGGATCGACAGCGACCTGATCCTCCAGGCTGCGCAGTAGTACCGCACGCTCCTCAGCATAGGCCGCAGCCTGCCGTGACAGAGCCTCAGATTGCGCTTGAACCGCAGCCATCGCATCTTGCAGATCGGTCATGGTGTACGCCGGTCGCGCCACAGTTTCCGAACCCGGCAAAGGCTTGGGGGTCCAATCACGTGCCTTCAATTCATCTTCTTCGTCTTGATTCTGCACCAAGATTTGGCCGATGCTCGGATTCGGCTGGAACCAGCGCGGGAATTGCACTTTCGGTGAGAAGACTTGGGCGAATGCTTCGGCGACGTTCTGCGGCATGGCAACACCACCAGACATCGCCAACACCAGCCCGGCTTCGGGACTTTGGCATGCGATCGCAACTGCGGCGCAAGCCATCAGCGCGACGCCGAGAACGAGAGAAAGGGCTTTTTTCATTTCGGTACTCCTTGAGGTTGCGAAGATCAATTCTTCGGGGTCAGGCCAGTCGGGCAGAACAGCGCCCAATCTACGACCGTGTTAGCCGTTGCGGCAGCGTTGAGATAGACCGTGAAGAAGCCAGCGCCACAGACGATTCGTGCGACGTAGAGCGCAGTGCCGTCTGCGGCAGCTTGAGCAATCACGGCGAAAACCTTGGATTCCGTGGTGACATTGTTGTTCGAAACGACCAGCGAGGCAGCACCTGCTGCGAAAGAAACACGACCTTGGACTTCGTTACCAGCATTGACAGCACCTGCGGTAACAGGGCCAGCATTGACGGTCGCGAGGTTTTGGGCCACCAAGGCAGCTTCCGTGGAGGTCGGAAGCTGGACGATCGCACCGGCGAGATAAGCGCCGTACACACGAGAAAGGAGAATCATGATTGAATCCTTGAAGTTTGAAAGAGGGGACCGAAGTCCCCACCAAGATCAGGTCGCGTACAGGCAGGCCAATTCGGGATAGGTCGCCGCCCAACCGAACAAAACGTCCAAACGCATGATGTAGTTGTCGTTGACGCCGTCGTAGAACTCCGTCACCTTGATGTTCATACCCTTGTAGCTCTCCTGAGCCACATCGATGACACCCTTGCCGCTCGGAGGTGCGAACATGGGAACCATCGCCAACGTAAAGGCATCCTTGTGATACGCCACGTTGGCAGCGTAGGAACCGCTCAGCGTCCCGAAGATCGTGAATGCAGCACCATTGGTCGGCGAAGCGGTCACGTTCTGGAACGGGCCGGAAGTCACGATCGCAGGCGAAATTGGAATCGAAGTCGCAGCGGCAGCAACATCAGCTGTTACCGTGAACTGTGCCAGCACGCCGGTCGATTGGCGTGATTGCGGATTGACCGCAAACACGCCGGGAAGCGTGACCTTGGAACCGCGAGTGATGGTCCCGCTCAAGCCGACAACCGTGACACTTGCACCGGTTTGGTTCGCGCCATTGATGTTGGTGCCTACAATCGGTTGCGTGCCATTGACGTGTACTGCGACGTTTTGGTCCATGGCGTAAGCCAAGCCCAACGAATCGACCAGCATGCCGGAACCGTACTGCTCGGACAGCGTCTTACTGCTATTGAACAGACCAGCGAAGCCCTGGACCATCGAGCCATTCAAGGCCGGATTAGTGACCAGCGAACGCATCTTGTCACGCGGCGCGGCCATTTCATCCAGACGCTGATTCAGACCGGTCGCAGCAGCCAAAGCCAATGCTTGGGTCGTAGGCAGTGTGCCCGGCATGCCGATGGTGTTGAATGTAGCAACGCGTGCCAGATCCAGGCCTTGACGGTCAACTTCATTGGCCACCGTTGCCATGGCTGCTTGCAGCTTTTGCGACATCTGCTGCAACGACAGGGTGCGTTCCAGGCCGGTGAAGTTCAGGTCGCAACCACCCTGTTGCAGGGTCAACGGGACAGTTGTTTCCGTTGTTGCTTGCGGGATCGCGACACGACCGGCGCGGTACGCGTAACGGGGCGGCTTCTTGATGTTGATCGTCTGACCAGGACTGTAACCACGGTTCTGGTTCGACTTGTATTCGGCTTCCCAATCGCGGTTCGCACCGCTGGAGAAAGCCAACATGTTTTCCAGAATCGCAAGGGTTTCCTTGGCGACGATAGAGCAGGTGACAAGAGTGTTCGACATTTTTTCCTCGGAAGGGTGAAATCAGATCTTATGATCTGCCCCACCGCGCTCCTTGGGCTTTGCGCGCAGCGACGTAATCATCCATCGAAAGTTCTTGTAATGGTTTGACAGTCGCGGGCGCAGCACCAATGCGCGTTGGGGCAGGAGGGGCTTTACTTACAGTGGCCGCGATCTTCGGAGGAGTTGGAGTGATGCTGCTAGCAGCGCGCTCGAAAGCGTCTTCCATCTTCCCGAATTCTTTCGCCGCCTGGATAGGCGACATCGATGCCAACTTTTCAGTGAGAGCAGGGTCCTTGGCCATCTTGTAAAGGATAGCAGGGCCATGATCACTGTCAAGGATCAGATCACCAACATGGTCCGGCAAACGTGAATCGGCTTGCGCCGCAATCACATCGTCGAAATCAGTGATGACAGCTTTGGTGGCGGAAAGACGCGTCTGCCAATTTTTGCCGCGCTCGGCTTCTTGCTCTTGCGCGGTTTGTTGCGAAGATCTCTCTTCGATTTTGACATTCACTTTAGCGAGCGCCTTTTCGACGGCTCGATCCGACTTCCAATCTGTCAAATCATCGACATACTTGTTGTAATCGTCGTAATCCTTGATATCCGGTTTTGCAGGCGTTTCAACAGCTGGGGCCAGAGCAGGAGCAGCTTGGGACTTCCCTTGGGCAACTCCTTTCCAATACTGTGCTTCACGTTCTGCTTCATGACGCAAACGGGTCAACTCGTTGATCCGGGGCTGAATTGGCTTTTTGGCTGGCTCAGCGTCTGGAACAGGATTCCCATCGCCGTCAAGCACGGGCTCCTTGACCTCTGTTGCGACAACATCGACAACATCGACAACATTAGGGTCATTCGGCTCGACTGATACTACTTCAACATTTTCAGCGTCCATGGACGATTGCTCCGGCCCCATATTTATTTGCCTATAGGTAAGGCAGTGCCCGGTGGCGCTTATTCCCCGCTTGGGTCGAGCGAGGAGCGAAATTCATGCGCGAGTATACCACAGGAGAAGCTCGCGGAAAAGTATTCAGAACCCATTTCCGATCCCAGTCCCACCGGCAAGGTATGGGAATCAGGCCTGCGGACTGCAATAGTTGCCATAGCCCAAGGCATCCCCGCTCACGAGGGGGATATGCGGCACAGCGCCACTCTCCAGCCGCACAGCCACCGTGCCGTCAGGCAGGATTTCCTCAATCTCGCCAGCGAACAGATCGCCATTCTCTGTGTGTAGGTTAACTTTCGTTCCAACAATGGGG